GCCAACTTAGACAAGCTTGGGCTTGTCAAGAACCCACTGCTTCAGGCAATCCAGCGATGGGGTTCCTCCCTTCGCGACAGCATCGAGGCGTCTGGACGGCAGCTAGCCCCTCTTCCTCCGGAGAGAGTGCATCTGCATGATGCGCCTGGTGAATCTCGCGAAGACAAGAGATCCCGTCAGGCCAGGATGTGGAAGGAATACTACGAAGCACTTGAACGCGAACGTTTGGACGAAATTCGCGAGGAAGATGAAGAACAAGATTATGCAGTTGATATGGAAACAGCTGCACGGCAACAAGCTGCAATGCAAGCAAGAATGGGTCGGCGGCAACGTGACAGCGCTCAGGCAAGTCCTTCAGGGCTTTTGACTGGTAGTGTTACTGGCGAAGCCGCTTGCCCTGGGACTCCTACACCAGTGAGCCCTCCAGTTAGTTTTGGACACGCACGTTCAGTCGTACAACCACTGTTCAGACTGCCTTCGCGCGTAGCTTCGCCATTACCAGAACAATTTTCGTCCTCCCCCGGAGAGAGTGCATCTGCATCACTACTCACCATACGATTTCCGAAAGGTACAATTACTCGTGCCGAACTCGAAGGTTCGAAGCCCAGCCATTTTGGTTGTGAGTACTTCGACATAGGGGAGAGCGTAATTACGGCTCCGCCTGGACTTGCAGAGGAATATCAGCCTCAAGCGGACCAACGACATAGCCTTGACACTCTCGTCAAATCTTGGAAGTACGGTTTACTCCACGGCGACGTATCTAGCATGCTAAAAGAGATTGATATCTTTGCGCAGCTTACGCCACCCGATACCACAGATCCTATGAGACCGGCGTGGATTGATCAAGCTAACGGTTATGTTAAAGAAGCCAGCCAAGACGTCCGTGAAAGACTCAAAGCGGTTCTCAACGTAGAGTCAAACGCGCGACTGCGTGATTACATGCAGAAGACCGCTCCGACTTGGAATCGAGACCATGAAGACGTCATCTTAGACCGAGATGGCAAACCGTTTTTCACAAAAGTAGGGTCATACGAGCCTACACGTATTGGCAAAACAAGGAAGTCTAAAGGTGAAGAGTCAAAGTTACAAAAGGACGTTCGAGATCTTGCCGAAAAGTATCACAAGGGCCACCTTGATGAGGCTGGAGAGATCGTACACGAACACGGGTGCAAGAAAGGCGAATACAAGATCCCGCTCGGCACCAAGTCTAATATCCACAAGTCCCTTGTGGCACAGGCGAAAATGACTACAGCTTCTGCTCCGAACCTGTCGGAAAAACAAAAGCTAGACTTCGAAAATGCAGTTAAGCTAGTCAGACAAAAGTACTCTCACAGCATTGACAACGCGAAAATTCAGACGTACTTGGAAGAGGGAGAATGGGGTCTGCTGAAGACCTTCCAGGGCTTTGAAGACAAATCCTCAGGAATTTCAGCAAAGTACCGTAACCTCAAGAAGTCTGTATACGTGAACACACACCCGACAGAGGTAGTCGATCTCGCTCTCAGTCGAGTAATCTTGATAGCAGCAGCAGGCAGTCAACTCCTAGAGCTGAATGCTATAGAGCTAATTGATTATGGCTGCTGCGACGTCAAAGACGTGTTCCTTAAACCTGAAGTACACTCTCCGCAAAAATTTGAGGAAGAGCGCTTTAGATTAATTTGGATAAGTTCTTTACTCGATCTGACGGTTCAATCCCTCTTTCACAAGGCTGATAATGCCGCTCACACTGAAGCATATCAAGCCGGTGTCCTCACATGCGCCGCTTTAGGTCTTGGACATAGTGATGATGGCATCAAGCAACTAACTCGCGCCTTTGAAGCTGAGGGAGTAGTCGAAAACAATGTGTCTTGCGACGCATCAGCATTCGATCTCTCCCTTGACTCGTCGTTTATATTTAGCGATGGCGAAAGGCGTAGCGAGAATTGTTCTGATCCTTTTGTTAGTCAATTGATTTTCAGATATGCACACCTGCTTTGCAGTCACGTCTTGAACAATCAAGGAGACGTGTGGCTGGTAGAAAAGTACGGTGTAACGACATCTGGTCATCTATCAACGACTACACAAAATACTTATGCTAGATCGGTACAAGCTGCTTACGGAGGTAGCCAGGGCTGGGTATGCGCTGGCGATGACCTCGTTGCCGACAAGAATTTCGACCCAAAGCGATTAGAAGATTTTGGCGTCCGATCTCGTGACATTGCACGTAACGAGCACTTTGCCGACTTTACATCTCAT